CTTTGATGTTGGAGAGTTAGGGGCTGGGTATAACGAAGAAGTCTACAATGCAGAACGAATGGCTCGTTACGAGTTTGATGACTCGTTTGCTTGGGGCGGTGGAATGAACGAGAACGGTGAAGAGGCCCTAAGAGAGTATTGGCTTCACGAATCATTTATTCAGACAGACTATGATGATGATGGAATTGCAGAACTAAGAAAGGTTTGCAGCGTAGGGGATCATATTTTTTCTAATGAAGAAATCGACAAAGTTCCATTCGTTTCGATTACTCCACTAAAAATCCCTCATAAGTTCTTTGGTATGTCTGTTGCTGACCTCGTAATGGACTTACAGTTAATCAAGAGTACGCTAATGCGTAACCTAATGGACAACGCATATAACCAGAACTTTGGTAGGTACGCTGTTCTTGAAGGTCAAGCGAATTTAGATGATTTGCTAACCCAGAGGCCGGGGGGTGTAGTACGAGTTAAATCCCCCAATGCGGTCATGCCCTTGGCTACTCCTCCCCTACAGCCAGAATCATTCCAGATGCTGGGATATCTCGATGAGGTAAGAGAGTCAAGAACAGGGGTCAATAAAAATACACAAGGCATCAACGCAGATGCCCTGACAAGTCATACAACGGCCACAGCGGTGAATGCTGTAATGACCAATGCCCAGAGTAGGGTAGAGTTAATTGCCAGACAGTTTGCAGAGACAGGCGTTAAGGAACTGATGTACTGCATCTATGAACTCTTAGTCAAGTATCAGGACAAAGAAAGAGTGGTTATGTTAAGGAATGAGTGGATTCCTATAAGACCTGATATGTGGAGTGATAAGATGGATTGCACCGTTTCTGTTGCTCTTGGTAATGGATCGAAAGACCAGCAGATGGCGCACCTGTCACAGATGCTACAGTTTGCTTCTCAGGCCATGCAGGGTGGATTACCTATTGTAACCCCACAGAATATGTATAATCTTGGAGCGGCGCTTGTTAAGGCTATGGGTTATCAGAATGTTGATGATTTCTTGACCCCTCCCCCACCCCCGCAACCAAATCAAGGTGATCCTGAAGCGCAAATGAAAGCGCAACAAGAGCAGATGGAGATGCAAATTAAACAGAAAGAGTTGGAGATTAAAGCCGCTGACGTACAGGTTAAGATGGCTAAGATTCAACAGGAGGCTAAGAAGGATGCGGTTGATGCACAACTTAAAGCCGCTGAACTTGCTTTGGAAGAAAAACAAAATCGTGGAGTCGCTCTAGGATGAACCCTTTCAAAGATAGAGAAGACGCGATGATGTGGTATTATAATACACATAGCATGCCGGAATCTCCTCTTCCGCAATCTCCCCAGAATATTATAGATTACTCTCCGCCGCAACAATGGCAGTTGCAAGATTTTATTCCAATGCAACCTCTCCCAACAGAGCCAATGCCAACTGAGCCATTCCGAGAAATAGTTAGTAAAGAACCTTTGGTATCTTACTTTGGTACTGGACAAGCGGTTCCGCTGGGATGGCAGTTGACCGATATTACCAATTATAATATGCTTTATAATGATCTTAAAGATACGCCGGTGGCGCTTGGGCCACCCGGAGAAATACCAGATGCTTGGAAAGAAAACCCGTATTTGAGCGAATTTGGGGAAAATCCTTGGCCTGAATACGAAGATGCAGAAGGATTTAAAGAAGAAGCGATGCAGCCATTTAAAAGGGGTCCTGATGGGATAACGCCTGTATGGTCTTGGGAAATAGGAGATGTAGAAAATAATTCCTCTACCCCACCATTATCAGGCTTACCAATAATACCTATATCAGATTCTACTACTACCCCTCTACCTGACTCTGGATTACTAGCCCCTGAAGAATATATCCCAGAGACTCCTGATTACTCTTCATTTCCTCCATTAGATTCATATGACTTTTCTGGATTTGAATCTTATGTAGATTCTCTACCAGCAGGCAATCACAGTTATGAAGGTGTGATACAAGATTATATAGGAAGACCTCTTTCACCTGAAGAAAGTGCTATGCTTTCTCCAGAATATTCAAAATTGGGGGAAATAAGAAATTTATTTGGTGAACCTGAGGATTATACTTCAAATATGCCAATGATTGATCCGGGAGAGCCTTCCCCTCCACCAAACAGTGATGGTCTTATGGGTATAGTTGGCGGCGGTATTATTGATCCGGGGCCAGTTTTTGATATGCAAACAGCGGAGGGATACGAGGCATACCTTAATAGCCTTTAATTATGACTGACAAGCAAAGAGAGGAACAAGCAAAACGCCTCCTCAATGACCCGATGTACAACGAAGCATTTGATACATTAGGAGAAAGTATTTTTAACACTTGGGCAAATACAAGTGTGAACGATGTCGAGAGCCGGGAGCAATGCTGGCTTTCATTACGACTCCTTGAGAGACTACGCCTTCATCTAACCAGTATAGTTGAGACTGGAGAGATGGCGGAGAAACTTAAGGAATACCAAATATAAGGAGATTTTAAAATGGCGGACAAGCAAACTGCCCCGCTCCCGGCTGAAGCCGGAAGTATAGTAGAAGCACAATCAGCAATCCTAAGTTTATTGGAGCCTGAAGAGGCCACACCAGAAACAGAGGAAAGCGCCCCTACCGAAGATGTTGAAGAGTCTACTGAGGAAACTCAAGACGAACCATTGGAAGAGGAAGTCCTTGAGGAAGAATCTGAAGAGGAGGAAACCGGAGAGGAAGAGTCAGAAGAAGACGAGTCCGAAGAGGAACCTGAAGTTTATGCTGTCAAAGTTGATGGTGAAGAACTTGAGGTAAGCCTTGAAGAACTTGTGCAAGGGTACTCCCGACACTCTGACTATACTCGTAAAACGCAAGAACTTGCAAGCCAAAGAGATCAGATGGCCCAAATGCAACAGCAGTGGGCTAGTGAAATTTCACAGGCACAGGCGGAGCGTCAGCAATACATGGAAGCGATTGGACAATTTGTTCAGCAATCTATGGCTGGATTAGAGCAGTATTCAAATGTTGATTGGGAAAGTCTTAGAGAAGAAGACCCTATTGCATTTGTAACAAAGAAGGAAGAATTCCGTGACGCTCAAGAACGTGTTAGGCAAGCGCAAGCCCAACAGGGTGTAGAAGCGGAAAAACAAAAACAAGAGTTTGCCAAAATTAAACAGATGGCCCTTCAGGAAGAACACAAAAAGCTAGTAGCCGCTGTGCCTGAATGGAATGAGCCGGAAAAAAGAGGTGAACTAGCAAAAGAACTTTCTTCTTATGCTTTATCCCAAGGATTTAAACAAGAGGAGTTACAGGAACTAATAGACCATAGGTCTTTGATAGTTTTAATGAAGGCTCAAAAGTATGATGCCCTTCAGAACTCTGATGTTAAAGCCAAAAAGATTAAGAACAAACCCAAAGTTATTCGGGCTGGCAAAGGCACTAATAAAAAAGCCGATAGCCAAAAAGCCAAACGTATTGCCTCAATGAAGCGTCTTAAAGAGACAGGTCATGTTAATGACTCTGTATCTCTCTTTGAAGATTTCGTAGAACTTTAACTAAGGAGGTAATCTGCTATGGCAGTTCCCGCAAATACTCGTTTGACCTTCGGGGGTGTACAAATCCGCGAAGACTTAAGCGATATCATATATAATATCAGTCCTATGGACACGCCGTTTATGACAGGCGCTGGACGAGGCTCATGTTCTAACACTCTCTTTGAGTGGCAGAAAGATGAACTCGCCGCCGCCGCCGCAAACCAGAAACTAGAGGGTGATGACCCGGCATCGTTGGCAGTTGCAGAGCCGACGAAACTGACGAATCAAACTCAGATTTCTGAGAAAGCGGTTCAGACATCAGGCACTGCGGAAGCAGTAGACTGGGCAGGCCGAAAGTCAAGTCAGGCTTACCAGTTGGCCAAGCGTGCAAAAGAAATTAAGCGTGACATGGAATTCATGCTTCTTGGTGAAGACGTTAAGGCCGCTGGTGCGGCTGGTGTGGCTCGTAAGACTGCCGCTCTTAACTCTTGGCTTGGTGATGCTGTTGCTGGTGATTCAAACATCATTGATGGCCCGACTGACGCCGCTGTTGCTAACGCAGGAGATGGTACAGCAGTGAAAGCGCCTAGTGGTGCTGACGCTGTATTGACGTTGAGTATGCTTAATAATTGTGTCGAGCAGATTTGGAAGGCCGGTGGTGCGCCTGACGTAATCATGTGCGATGCTTCGTTGAAAGTTAAGATGTCTGCTCTGGCTGGTTCAGTCGTTGCTGATATCGTTTCTAACCACGATAAAGCATCTCCGGCAAGTGCTATCAACTCTGTTGATGTCATTGTCACGGACTTTGGTACTTTCAAGATTGTACCTAGCCGTCTGTGTTTGCCTAACCAGTTGTATGTCTTGGATTACGATTTCTGGAGCGTAGACTATCTGCGTCCTTTCCAGACGGAAACCTTGGCGAAAACTGGTGATTCCATCAAGCAGATGATGATTGCTGAGTATGGCCTTCGTGGTAAGAATGGTCAGGCATCTGGTTCTGTTATTGGTATCAAAGCCGCGTAACTGTGTTTGGCCCTCCTTCGGGGGGGCCATTCATTTTGAATTAGATGACCTTAAGAGGAACAAATGAGCAAAGCACTACTTAAAGAAGGCTTAAAGAATAAGAAAGAAAAGGTAGAGAAAATTAAGCCTTACACTGAAAAAGCATCTGTTAAGAAAGCAGTTGCAACATTAAAGAAAATGTCAGAAACTCCGGGTGCATTACCATTATGAAACATTGGCGACCTACTACAGTAGAAGATCATTCTGATGGTACATCTACTGTTACAACTCATCAGGATGCTACAGACATTCTGAACAGCAATAAAGAATTACTAAACGACTATGGTGATAAACTTACCTTTGGTAAGCAACAGCATGGTATGAGAGTTGCATCTATCCCTGTAGGTATATGGGAGAAGTGGATGCAGGAAACTAACGGCGCAATAGAAAAGGATCACAAGTTAATGAAGAAGTATTTGAATGATCCTGATAACGCTTTTCTACGCACCACACCAACGAGGCTATAACTATGTGGCTATATAACCCCGGCCAAGCCGGAGCAACGCAAACAAACTTTGCCCCTCTTAACAACGCAGTATACTTTATTGCCCGTAGATAATGGCTATAGGTAACTACACGGAGTTAAACACGGCAGTTGCTAACTGGTTAGACAGGGATGACCTGACTGACCGGATACCTGAGTTTATTGTTTTAGCAGAGGCTAGGTTTAACAGGCTACTTCGCATAAGGGCTATGGAAGAGAAGCAGACCGCATCTACTGTATCTGGGCAGAGGAATCTTGCTTTGCCTACAAACTTTATTCAGATGCGTAATCTGCAAATTAACACCTCTCCTATCACCCCAATGCAGTATGTTACCCCTGAAATCTATGATAGATTATAAATAAAATATGTTTGATAAAAATAAAATTGGATGGAATTTTGATAATTCATATTC